CATTTTAAGTGTGATATCGCTTTCGAGCCGAATCCAGCCATCATGGCGGGCTTTTGGTACGGGTATATCACTTAAAGGAATCACTAGTTCGTTTTCAGCTTCGCAGTCTTTGCATTTTACTGTGACGGTGCTTGTTTCGCCTACTGATTTTGCCCGGATCATAAGGAACATATATTCTATATCAAATACTTTTAAGACGCGCTTATCAATGCTATCTTCGATACATGCTTCTAGCGTATCTACTACAGCATTCAATGCCTGAGCCTGATCCTTTGATTCAATAGCCATCATAAGAACTTTTTCTTCTTTTACCAAATAAGGTCTAAATCTCACTTGCTGTCCTGTTGATGGAATAACAAGGTCATATTTTGGTTTATCGTTTAATCTAGGTAGTGCCATTTATATACTTCTCCAGTCACTGTATGATAATTGTAAAGAAATCTCGACTAATCCGTCAAGATCGTTATTCAATTCAATAGAATTTAATGTGGTTGGAAATGCTTGTTCCAACACACAAGTATAGATCACTTCATTGTCACTTGCGTCAAAGCCTCCAGGAATTATCCTATAAGGGTTATTTGTATATGATGTTTTTTTAGGATCTCTCGCAAGTTGTTTTATCGTAACTTGTTTTCCATATGTCTTTTTATATCCTAACTCATATGTGTCTTTATTTACAGCAAGGCTTTGCCATGCTTCAAAATATTTCTTTATGTTATAATCGTTAGTCACATGAAAACTTATATTGACATCCTCAGTAGCAAAGCCATTCGCTATTTTAACAGTCTTTAGTCCTATCGTATGATCTAAACTCATAATTTGACGTCCTGGGAGTGTCACGCCTTTACATAACAAATTTAAATCGCTTGCAGTCATTTCAGGACTGCCTGGAATATTAGGAAGTTCTACTAGCCACTGATTTGTTCTAGCGATACCCTTATGAATAGCGCCTTTAAATTGATCTAGATTATAAGACTGTGGCATTATATCATCTTTCTTGATTCAGCATATACAGTTCGCGCAGATGCTTTTTGAAAATCTTGTGTTGGTAGAAAAGTCGCTATTTCCCACTCACTTGGCGGAACATACGCAAATCTACTCCGTACATGCTTTCCTAAATACATTTTAAAGCAAGGCTTGAAATATTTAAACCTAGCAGCTTTATTCAGTAACTCATAACTTGCTTGAAATCTTGTCGTATCATTATATTTCTTATTATTTGTAATGCCCATCAATTCATCTAAAAATTTTGCGCGTAATGTCATTGGCAAATAATGTAAATTTAATCCTGTAAAGCCGCCCTTTGCTTTACCAACAATTATAGTCAACGGAAAACTGTCGTAATATGGTAAAGTCTCTTTATGCTTAGGATCATAGAAATACATATACATACTTCCTAGAGCTTGCCGATTCCGCAACTCAATAGGATCTTCATTCATCAATTTTCTACGATTGGGACTTTTCATATCGCGTATTTTATTTTGAAACCAAGCAACAGATTCCTTAGAGCGCGGCGTGATGCCCGCTTGAAATGCCTGCTTTTGAAGGTTCTGAAATAAGTTAGCCATGCGATAATACTTTCAATTTTATTCTATTATTTATATGAATTTAATGACGTTTAGTTTTTTTCATCTTCGGCAAGGGCTTTAAAGGTTTCAACTTCTTTGGTTGTTTTGGCATAATTCCCATTGATGTTAATTCTTTCTCTGTCCATATAGCAAATTTCCAACCACGATCTTTTGCATAAGATTCTGCGGCTGTCCATTTATTCATATTCTTCACATAAGACATTCCTTCATTGATATATCTTTTAGTTTTTTTACCTGTGAATTTAGGTGGTGCAGTTTGAACAGCAGGCTTTATCTCGACTAACAGAATACCATCAGTAGTTTTGATTTTTAAATCCATAAAGTATCTATGGTATCTTTTATCAACATCATAAAAGTATGGTATCACAACTTCCTCGCTCGACCATTCTAAAATTCGATCTTGTGTATCGCACCATATGAACGCATACAGTTCCCATCCTGACCGATACACTACGTTATCAGGATCTCCCTTATACTTTCCTCGATTCTTTATTTTATATTTGCCCTGATGCGTTTTCATGTTTCTCTTATAAATAATAAAGTATTCTTTTATTTATCTAGGTATTATCACATGGCTCCACTTAATTTCCAATATCCGCTATCAGACGAAAATAAGTATAAAGCAAGGATCATCTTTTCGGTCCACAAAGTCACGCCGCCAAGCCTGAACACTACGAGAATTAAAGCTGCAAAAAATTCACTAAGTTCAACAGATAATAATTCCGTAGATTCCGTAGAACTTACAAACCCTGTCGGTAACGATGGTTTGACAGATGTTGAAAGAGAAGCCAAAGCCGGCGAAAAGGCGAGAGCAGCTAAAATGGCGAGAGATAACGCCGCTGCTGGAGCACAATTTGCAAATGATGCACTTACATCAAAATTGCAAATAAGCAATATTCCAATGGCAAGAGTGAAGCTTTTTTTACCACAACAAATTCAAATTAGTGATACCGTAACATTTGAAAATCAGTCTTTAGGATATGTAGGCGGCGTAATAAATCAAGCTATGAACTCAGGTACGGGCGCTATTCCAGCAGCTATGGAAGCTATAGGAGCATCGATAGCTAACGCCTTTACTAGCTTTGATGCTACGAGTGATGTTGCAAAAGTTGGTCTAGCTAGACTATCAAGAGGCGCAGGCGATGGAATCAGTAGTGCTGTAACCAATTCTTTGCAAGTTGCGCCCAATCCTAATATGAGAGCAATTTTCTCTGGCGTAAATATAAGAGAGCCAAGTTGGACTTTTAAAATGGTACCAGAAAGTGCTGAGGAAGCAAAACAAATAGAAATGATCGTGCAGACATTTAGAGAATTTTTATATCCAGAAGAAATTCTAGATACTGTTTCAGGAAGTCAAGTACCAGTAGGCTTTAAATTTCCACCTATATTCAGAGCAAAAATAATGTACGGAAAAAAAGAACTAGAACATCTAAGACCTGCTGTAAAATTCTTAGATATGTATTTGAAAAATTTTACGCATACATATAATTCTTCTGGCATGGGCTTTCATTCAGACGGAAATTTCTCTGAAGTGGAAATGACATTGACCTTTATCGAAACCCGCGCGTTGTCTAGAAAAGATGTTAGCTCTGGAGCATACGGCGCAATGTTAAATGGATTCAGAGATGATCCTACATATGGAGCAGTCTAATGAGTTTTTTTAATAACTTCCCTTTAGAACTTTATAGATTTGGAAATGAAGTCGAAGGAACGGTAATTCAAAATCTTTCAGCATATGTTGATATAATTGATGAATTAAAAGATACTGCGTCATTCTATGAAAAATATGAGATTCTTGAAGGAGAAAGAGCAGATGTTCTTTCATCCAAATTGTATGGTTCTCAAGAATTTTACTGGACGTTTTATTGTATGAACGACAATATAAAAAAACACGGATTTCCATTAAGAGAAACCGAACTTACTGCATGGGTAAAAAAGAAATATACAAATACTGTATTAACTACAAAAAATCAGTTTTTCGATAAGTTGCTTCCAGGAGAAACTGTCTTAGGTCAAACATCTGGAACAACGGGTACAGTAGTTAGCAGAAATCTAGATTTAGGTCAAATAGTAATACAAGGAACTAAAGCATTTACAGCCTCAGGCGAAGTTGTTCAAAAGCAAAGCAATTCTACAAAATATGTAACTGTAGAAGCAAGTACAGACCGTTCAGAGCATCTTGCGTTAAGGTATTATACAGATGCTTCTGGTAATCAGGTCGACGTTGATCCGTCTGTAGGAGAAGCAGGTTCATATGCTATAGTCACAAATTTAGATCACCATAGCGCAGTAAATAAAAAGAACAGAGAAATTAGAGTAATACGACCTGGCGCAGTAAGTCAGATATTTACGCTATACAAGCAATCTTTGGTAAATAGCTAATGCCTATAACCAATACAGAATCCCCAAAATTTGAAGCTGTAAATTCAACAGACTACAAACTAGTCAGATTGACGGTTTCAAGTGAGCGGATACAAAATCCTACAAACTCTGTTGAATTAAAACTTGTAGGTATTGAAATAAATATATTTGAGCATATCGAAAAGCCTTATCTCACAGGCTCAATGATATTTCTGGATAACTTTGATTTACTTGGCCTAATAGGCTTTGTGGGTTCTGAAAGAATAACTATAGAATTAATGACAGACGAATTAATTCCGTCACTGACTATAAAAAAACAATTTATCGTTACAGAGATTGAAAATATTGTAAAGAGTAATACACACAATCAGGTGATGTCCGTAAAATTTATAGAAGATATAGGATATGTATCTAGACTCAAAAAAGTTTCA